ACGTACCTTCTGGAATAACTTGTGTTAATGTTACTCCAGAAGGTACGTAACCTTTTAAAGTACAGGTCCTGTAACTTTAAATGGTTACGTACCTTCTGGAATAACTTGTGTTAATGTTACTCCAGAAGGTACGTAACCATTTAAAGTTACAGGACCTGTACCGTTAGCAAAACTGCCTTGACCATTATTATCGCCATCTCCTACTATGTTTAATACAGTTACCCAAATATAAGTTTGACTAACATTAGGAGCAATGCCTGCTACCAGTCTATTGTTTGAATCAAAGTAGAAACCAGCGGGCGGGACAAATTTCAGTATCGCACCTGTAGTTATATACTTTGCATTGTTAGTAGAAAACGTACCTAAAGGAATAGGAATATTATTACTACCTGATATATTATAAAAGTATCCTGATTCACTGGATGCTCCTACCGAACTTGTTTGCCAATATACAGTGCCGTCTCCGGTAGAAGAGTTGATACTGTATCTAGGATAATTTTGAATATAATACTGATTTGCTTTATTCTCTGCAAGCACTGACGCAAGTGTATTATTAAAAAACGCAATTATATCACTTATATTATTAATTGTAAGAGTTAAAAATCCATCAGTATCGTTTTGATAAAGAGCACCGTCTGATCCAAAAGAATTAGTACTTGAATATTTTCCTGTAGGATCTAACAAATCAAAGTTTTTAGATATACCAACAGAACTACGATTGATAGCTTTACTTTTTATAATAGAACTATAAAGAGTATAAGGGAAGTTGTTGTAGTCTTCACCATTTACCATTCTGTTTTGAGTGTAGTAACGTGTAGGTGCTCGTTGCTTGATTTCAGCTAATGGTTCTCTAGCTAATGCATTAGAGACAGGCAATGTTAACTCTAAACCAACAGTTAATGTTTCATTTCTGCCCTGACGATTTACATAAGTAAACGCTACTGTTATGCCTTGCATTTCCGAAGGATCAATTACATAAGTTTGTGCATTGCTTGAACGAACATATGCTCTAAAAGCGCCTACGGGAACTTCTGAAAATACTCCATCGCCAAATATATATGTAACTTGATCATTAAATCTAGAGTTTACTGAAAATATTTTTTTATCAGAAAATTCTGTTTGTAAGTAAGCATCAGCATAAACATTGTCAACTTTTCTCCAAAGTGTTCTATCACCGTTGTTGTTGTTTAGTTGATATAACCAAGTATCAGTATTATTAACACCTTGTATATTACTAATGTCTACTGTTTGATTTGAAATTTGTTGTTCTAAATTAAAGTCAAAGTTTTGTAAGTTGCCTTGTTTAAAATAGAAAAAGAATCCAGTTTCTGGACTTCCGTATCCTAACTTGTCGTTACGATATAAAATATTAAATCTAGCACTAGGTGCAGGTGGAATTTCATAAACATAATCTTCACCTAAAGTAGTAACAGAAACTAATTCAAAGTTCATGTTCTGCCCATCTACTGATGAATTAAACGGAGCTATTGGTAAGCTATTGTCTGGTATGCGTATCGCGTATTCGTTGGTAGTTACACCTAACAATTCTGCTGTATTACCCGGTCTACCTATTCGCTGAGTATCAACTAATGTAGCACTGATAATAGTGTTGAATTGTTCTAACCAGTTTGGGTTAGCTGGATCATTCCAAAGTATAGGAATGTTATTTAAATTTACTCCATTGATATCAAGTAAATTTTGTGTAGTTTGGATACTAGTAACTTTTATGTATCCTTGAGCAGCTAAGTTTCTTTTAGGAGTATAACTTACCAAGTTAGCTAGTTTGATTACTGAGTCTCTGCGTTCAGCAGTGTCAATAAAGTTTTCACGAGAATTTAAATCGTTTCTAAAAGCAAGACCTTGACCCATATAAGCCATAACGTCTAGCAAAGCGATAAACTCTGAACTTTCAATATAATCATTGAACGTTTCAGGATAATAAAGACGCAGATAGTCTATAAAACTTTTTCGTAAAGTTTCGTAGTCGTATGAGCGAAAATCCGCTTCTCTGAATGTTTGATATATTTGTTTCCAGTCGTTAACTCCGAAAAGTCCACTTTGTCTTGATGAGGTTGCCATAATAAGTCTCGGTTAATATATAATATTTATCATTATTAAAAAACCGAGTTTTTAGTTATTATGTAAGTGTAGCTCTAGAAGTGTTCTGATTGAAAAATACATTTAGTACTAACGCTTGATTAAATGGAGTAACTGCCATTTCTACTTCTATTAAAATGCCGTTATCTCTAGGATACACCTGAACGTAATTTATTTGAATTCTGGGGTCTAAACTAGCTACTCGTCTAATTTCAGTTTCAATCTGTTGTTGAGTGTCAAAGTTGTTGGGTTCAAATACAAAAGACCAAAGAGTAGTACCATAACCCGGTTGTCCTACTTTTTGTCCTAATTGTATGTTTAAAGCATTTATTAAGTCTTGAATAACTAGTTGACTATCTACCATTCTAAACTTTTTACCAAATACTATAGGATCGGTTATGCTGCCAGTACCGCCATCACTGCCAGGTCTAGCGTTAGTAGTTTTTGGCTTGTTTGCGTTTATTGTACTGAATCCAATGTATGTAGGCATATTATATTTATCTGTTTATTACAAACCCCTTTGTATGAGGTCTATATCTTTTTGTGCAAATTCTTTATCTTTCACTAAAGCTGCTATTTTCGCCTGTAGTTCGTCTTTTCTTCTTTTAATTGACGGATCACCTGCAGGTGCTTGACGTTCTTCTTCTAATAATCTAGCTCCGTCTCTTGCTCTCAAGTTTAGTATCTGAACATCTATAATTTGTATTTTCTGTTTAAGATTATTGATACGTGTTATTGCCGGAGCACTAAGTGGTGCCGCTTGATTTGCTGAAGCGGAATTACTAGTAGCATTAGATGGTGTATTGCTTCTGGTTTCTCCAGTAAAATTAGGTTCTGGTATTCCAGGATCACCTAGAAGTGATAATGTTTTCTGTTTTAACGGTGCTCTGTTTGTTGTATTAACTGCAACTGATGGCATTCGTACTCCACCTTTTCCACCAAATAATGATTTAACCGCTGATATCGCAGAAAACGCACCTGCAAGTGATCCTATACTAGAAAGCCCACCGGTCAATCCTGATAACCCACCTGAAAGCCCACCGGTCAATCCTGATAATCCACCTGTCAGACTTCCTGTTAATCCGCTAGTAATACCTGATAATCCACCTGTTAATCCGCTAGTCAAGCCTGATAATCCACCAGTCAAGCCGCTAGTCACCCCATTGAGTGCTGAAGTTGCTGCTCCGTTAACTAATGATGATATTTGGCCTGCACCCGGTATACTAGATAGTCCAGGTAATGCTTTATTAGTAAATGATGCAATAGAAGATATTCCTCCCGGCATATTAATAATACCGCTAGCAATATTAGTAGAATCTAAAACAGAAGTCCCCGTAAACTTGTTTGCTATCGTTAATGCACTAGTTTTAATTGCATTTGGTGTTAACTTACTTGCTATGTCAGTTGTTATTTGACCAGTCATACTTGACAGTGTATCAGCAACTACTTTTTGTCCGCTTACTGCTGTAGCTAAATTAACAGGCTCATTTGTATTAAATGTAGGGAAAGATCCGCTGATAGCAGAGAATGCTGAATTTACAACAGACCCTCCTATTTCTCTAGGTCTTCCGGCTAATACAGGAGACACACTCATAGCTTCTACTGCTTGAGATATACCTCCCATTCCTCCCATAGTTGTTTCTGCTAACTGTACTGATGCTGTTGCTGACCCTATATCTCTTATAACAGACTGTTCAACTGTATTCTTATTAACAGTAGTTTTTACTGCTGAAATAGTATTTGCTATTCCTGAATTTGCACCTGAAAATACTACCCCTGCAATTTGACCTGCAGATTCTGTTCCGGTTATAACTCCTGAGTTAGTTAAAATAGTTTGTGATCTTTGTAAATTAGTAACAACAGTAGTAGTTTGTGATTCAACACTTCTAGTGTAACTAGCTAATGTTTCTGCACCGGGAGCACCTGTAAACAGCGTGTTAGTCATTGATTGCGTTATATTAGAACCAGAACTTACTAATGAGTTTATTAATCGGTCTGATCCGGGTTTTAACACACCAGCATTTACCATTTGTGTTGGATTTTGTGCAAAAGCACCAACAGCGGCTATTTTTTGTGTTCCTACATTTACTATAGCAGCACCTTGATTTATAGCAGAAGCTAATGGTCCAGATGCAGCATTTTGTCCTGTTAAGCCTACAAGTGATGAAGTAGCTGCACTATTCAGATTTCTACTTATGGAGTTGGTAGTAGCTGACGACAATGCAGTAGTAAGTCTAACCGGCGATGCAACTGAACTTAATCCCGCACTAACTACTGAAGATAGCGCAGAGCTTAATCCTCCGCCACTGGATCCACCAGTTAAATCTGTTTTTAAATCTACCCCTTGACCTGCATGTGCCCATGGTGCGTGAGCAGGGGCGCGTGAAGTTACTGATAGTAATTTCCCGGGCGCCGCCGAAAATCCTTTTTGCTGATCAAACAAAGTATCAGTGTGTGCTGTTAATGGAGTAGAAGTAGGACTTAGCGGTATAACAGGACTTTTACCGGTGTTTAGATTTAGTATCCCACCGTTTATAAAAGTTAGTGCAGTACTAGCAAAAGATGCTA